TGCAGCTCGCCGCCAACTTCCGCGAGACCTACGGCCTCGCCGTCATGGCCGTCGATTGGATCAAGACCACCCGCACCGAGATCAAGTCATTCTCCATGGAGGACGCCATGGCCATGCTGCAGGAGTCCCAAGACCCGAATCTGCAAGCCCTGCTCGAGGTCGTCCTCGACCCCGAGCAAGAAGAACTCGCCGCCCAGCTCATGGGCGAAGTCATCCCGGAACTCGGCACCACCGCCAAAGTCCGCCAGTTCCGCGAGAAAGGCTTCGTTGAATGGGAGCAGCCCTACGTTTTTGAAAGCCGGCCCCAGTGGACCGCGCTCGAGCCTTGGGAAGACATCATCTTCCCCGCCCAGACCTACTCATTACAGCGTGCCGCGTTCGTTGCCCGACGCGAGCTAATGACCGAACCGGAGTTGCGCGAGCGTGCCGCTGTCGAGGGTTGGGACGACAAATGGGTTGAGCAAGTCGTGGAGAAGAAAGGCGACATCCGCCGCATCTCGCTAAACCTCCACCGCAGCGACCAGTTCCTCTACGACCACCAGCGCGACATGATCGAGATCTGGCACGTCTACAGGAAGGAGCACGACGACCGCACCAAGGCGATGCGCGTCACCCGCACCGTCCTCAGCTACCACGTTCCCGACCGCACCGCCGTCCACGACATCCTGCCCTACGCCCACGCGCTCTATCCCTTCGTCGAGCTGCCCCGCGAACGCGCCTCACGCCCCATCTTGGAGTCCCGCGGCGTGCCGGAGATCGTCCAGACCGCCCAGGAAGAAGTCAAAATCCAACGCGACATGCGAGGCGACCGCGCCAGCATCGTCACCTTGCCCCCGCTCAAAACCCCCGCCGCCCGCGGCAAGATGGACCTCATCATGGGACCGGGCGTGCAAATCCCCGAGCGCCGCCCCGGCGAGATCACTTGGATGAACCCGCCGCAGCCCGACGCCGGCAGCATCGAAGTTGAGATGTCCATCCGCAACGACGTGGACAACTACTTCGGCCGCATCAGCGAAGCCGTCCCGCCGCAACGCTACATGCTCCACACCCAGGAGCTGGTCGATAGCTGGCTCCTCGACATGAAGCTCTGCCTCGTCCAGACGCTTTCGCTCTGTCAACAATACATGACCGCGGAAGAAGTCGCCCGCGTCACCGGCAACCCCAATCTCCCGCTCGTTGCCAGCCCCGCCGACATCCGCGGCCGCTTCGACGTGACGTGCGAGTTCGACGCCCGGTTGCTCGACTCCGAAGCCCTCGGCGCCAAGCTAGACTACCTCGCCAAGGTGCTCGTTCCCTTGGACAGCTTCGGCGTCATCGACCGCGCCGGCCTCGTAAAATATATGTTCCAGGCGGTCGATCCCAACCTCGCCGGAATCCTCGTCCAAGACATCGGCGCCGCCACCGCCGCCGAACAGGAGGACGAGCAAGGCGCCTTCGCCAAAATCGCCGCAGGCACCGAACCCCCGCTCAAAGAGGGCGGCCAAAACGCGCAAGTCCGCCTGCAAACCTTGCAGCAGATCATTCAGAGCAATCCGGCGGTGCAGCAGCGTTACCAGCAAGACGAAATCTTCCGCAGCATGATCGACGCCCGCGCACAGGCTTTCCAGTTCCAACTGCAACAGCAGCAAAACGCCGTAATCGGCCGCACCGGCGCCCAGCCCGCGCTGCAAAAGATGCAGCAAGACCAGCAGCTCGGCATGACCGCCCAACCCGCCGCCTGATTATAGCGAAATTAGAGAGTTTAGCCCATGCACCCCAACGTCTCAGTCCGCAACATCGCCGGTCTAAATATTCCCCAGCATAACGCCGTCGAGCTGAATTACGTCTCCACGACAAACAACCTTTCCACGGTGGTCTACAAAGAAGGCAGCCAGACAGTCGCCACGCTCACCTTCACCTATGTCGGCGGCACGCCGTCCAGCGATGACGCCAAGATCGCCACAGTGACCCGCAGCTAATGGCCATCAAGTTCAATCCGCTGACAGGCAACTTCGACTTCACCGGCTCCGGCGGCGGCGGCGGCGCGTCCTACATTGACGGCGAGGTGCAAAACTTCAGCGCGTTGCCCACCGCCAACCCGCCAGCCGTAGACAGCGCCTACCTCGTCCGCGAACCCGAAGGCACTTGGCTCATCAACCGCAAGCCCGCGGGCATCTACATTCGTGTTGCCACCACCGGAACACGCGCAACTGACTGGACCTACGCGGGCATTCTGCCGGATGTCTTCAACGACGCCAACTTCCTCCTCTACGACAACGGCGACAGCTCCAAAAATCTAGCCTTCCAACTCTCCGGCATTTCCACCGGCACCACCCGCACGCTGACGGCCGCCGACCGCTCTGGCGTCAACGTGGTCAGCGACACCTCCGCAGGCAGCGGCAGCGATGTGGTCAACAACATCGTGAGCCTCACGCAAGCCGAATACAACGCCATCGGAAGTCCCGACGCGGCCACGCTCTTCCTCATCACCGATCCCTGACCTATGGCCCTCCTGCAAAAAGGTTATCTCGGTGCCACGCCGCTTTGGCGCAATGTCGATTGGTTTGAGCAATCGTCCTACACCCTTGTCAATTCCACCGCCGAGGTGTCATTGACCGCCAACACCTCCGCGCACACCAAAGGTTCGTATTCCGAACTCATCTCCTCAACTTCCGCCAATGCGGGACTGTTGGTGCTGATGGTGCAAGACATCGCCGTGGTAAGCACCAATACCGCCACACTCATTGACATCGCCACAGGGGCCAGCGGTTCTGAGACGGTCATTATTTCAAACCTTGCCGTTGGTGGAGCAGTAACCACGGCTGGCCCAACAGGCGTTGCTGTTTCTATTCCGCTTCAAATCCCCAGCGGCACGCGACTGTCTGCCCGCATTCAGTCTGTGGTCACGGGCGGTAAAACGGCAACCGCACAAGTATTTCTCCTTACAGCGAGCAGCGATTACGCCACTGCGCCCACCAGCGTGGATGTCATCGGCGGCAACACGGCCAACAGCCAAGGCATCAGCTTCAGCGGAGCCAGCGGAACATGGGTGCAAGCAACGGCATCAACATCACAAGCCTACCGCGCCGTGGCCATCGTGCCGTCTACGCACAACAGCAGCATCTCGGCATTTAGTCCGCAATTTGAGGTTGGCGTCGGGCCATCGGGCAGCGAGCAAACTTTTGGCGTCACCATCGTCAACTACAACTCCAATGAGTTCGTGCAGTCCTCGCCGCCTTATCTATCGCTCTTTGGCCGCAACATTCCGAGCGGTTCCCGCCTCGCCGTGAAACACAACATCGGTGCGAACCCCGACCGCTACGGCTTCACCCTCATCGGCATCCCCTAACATGCAAAACTGGCACCTCCTTTATAACACCACGACCGGCGAATCCGTCAGCATCGGCACCGTCATCGCCGATCCGTTGCCCGCAGGCATCACCGCGCTCCCGCTCACCGACGCCGAAGGCGAGGGGATGCAAAACGGTAGCGTCATCTGGGACACCGCCAGCCGCACGCTCATCCCTACGCCGCCACCCGCCGTCACCGCCGAAGAACACCTCCGCAGTGTCGGCCTCGCAGGCGACCGCCAGCCCACACTTTTGTATCTGCGCCAAAGCCTCACCGCCGCAGGCAAAACGTGCGCCGAGCTGGACGCCGTCGAAGCCTACTTGCAGCAGATCCTCACCATGTTCGCCGCCAATCCGGCGCCGCGTAACGACTGGCCGAATCCCAGCGTCACTTTTGAAGCCGCCGTGCAGGCGGCCATGCACGCACTCAACAGCTAATGCGCACAGTAACCCTACAGTCTATCCTCCTCCGCGCATGGCAACGTGTCGGCAACGACGCCAGCACCATCGACGCCATCCCATCCGGCGCAAGAACCATGATGGTCGCCGCCGCCAACGAGCGCATCGCTGACTGCTGGGAGTGGAGTGATTGGCCGGAGCTTATGCGCGTTGAGGAGCGCACCGTCGAAGGCGACGACACCAACGGCTACTTCATCCCCTACGAGCAAACCGGCGAGACCGCCATGGGCGAAGTGTTTGGCGTCCTCCGCGACAACCCTGCAACACACGTCGCGCCCCGCCAGATCGGCTACACCCTCCTCGGCGACAACGTGAGATTCCCCCAAGGCACCGACCTGCCAACGACAGTCTGGGTCAACTTCCGCATCCGCCCGATAGACGTTCCGGCCCGCGTCCTCGCCATCGGAATGTCTGCCGCGCTGCTTGAAAACATTTACCCCGCCGTCATCGCAAAAGCCGTTGCGCTCATGCTGACCTCCGACCTCCTCACCGAAGACGGCCAGCTCGACAAAGCACTTGCCATGGAACAGATGGCCGAGTCCGAGCTGATCTCGCAGCGCGACAAATATTATTTCCAGCAAGGGCAGCCATCCATGTGGACCGCTCGCGTCAACCAATACTAATCCTATGAACCCTAACGTCAGAACAACGAACAAAGCCAACGGCGTCCGCCTCATCTCCGACACCACGGCCGTCACCGGAACATTCAGCGTTGTCGAAAGCCTCGACGCCGCAACCAAGTTCCACACGCTCGCAGGCAATCAGACCAACGTGGCGAACACGACCAGCGGCAGCGCCTATGCGTTTCCAGTCGGCACCGCCATTGAGGGCAGCTTCACCGAGATCAAGCTGCACGCCGGTGCCGTGCTTGCATACTTGAAGTAACGCATTTGAGGACCGCGCGATGAGCCTGTCGTATTTTCATCACAACTTCAGCACGACGGAAAAAGGCGTCATCGGCACGGCCACGTCTATCGGCTCCTCAGTGTTCAGTATGCTGCCCCACTTGGAAGCAACCCTCCGTATAGGCGGACTTATTATAGGAATTTTGGTCGGACTGGCCACGCTCATCAGCGTCCTTCACGACATTCGGAAAAAACAGAAAGAACTAAAGAAATGAGAAACTGGAAAACGAACCTGCTCGGAGCACTCACTATCATTGCCAGCTTGTCCACGGCCGGACGCGAATTTTTGGCCAGTGGCACAATCCCTGACCTCGGCCTTGTCGGCGCAAGTCTACTCGCTGGATGGGGATTGCTGATGGCGAAAGACCACAACGCCCGCCTCTGACTGCATGTCCACCCGCGTCACAAAACTCATTGCAGTTGCGATCCTCGGCGCATGCTGGGCTGTTGCTGCGGGTGGCTGCGTGACGGTCGGGTATGACTTCTTGAAGCAGCAGGCCACCGTCACGTTCGACGCCAAAACGGTGAAGGAGCCATCCAAGTAACTGCCAACTGACGACTGCCAACTGCCAACTCCTCACCCATGATCCCCAAGAGCCGACCACAACAAAAGCGCGACGAGACGCTGAAGCAGCTCAAGGCTGCCAACGTCAGCGATCCGGTGTGCTTGGTCGGCATTCGTGGCTACTACCGCGACTCGATGGGCGCCAAGGGCAAGCAGGATCGCGGAATCTACGACGATGCCATCATCCTTGTCTCGCCCAACGCGCACGTTGCCTTCAACGCCAACGTCGATCCCGCCCGCTACGGAATTAACCCCAAGATCGGCAAGGGCTACGCATCCCTCAAGTCAGGCGTCTACCGCTACAAGCTGGGCAAGCACGGCATTCGGAGCGGCAACCCTTACAAAGCTCTGGTGCAGGGCGATGCAGTCACCGTCCTGCGTGACGGCGGCAACGAAGAGACCGGCTTCTTCGGCATCAACATCCATCGCGGCGGAATGACCCGCACCAACAGCGAAGGCTGCCAAACCCTTCCGCCCGCCCAATGGCCCGCCTTCATCTCCCTCGTCGAGTCCGAGATGAAACGCAACAACGCGAAGACTGTCAGCTATGTCCTGACCAGCCGGAAGGACGCCGCCTAATGGCATTAGAATCTCCAGTGCAGAGAGATGGTGACGCCGGTTTCCTCGGCTTTGCCTCGCGTCTCAACCCTCTCACGCTTCCGGCAGGTATGCTGCAAGACAGCGTGAACATGCGCTTGGATCGCGGAGTCGCGCAAACCCGCAAAGGCAGCAAGCGCCTCACCGACACCATCGGCACGACCGGCGCCCCGCTGACTCTCGACTTTACCCTCGGCACCGACAGGACTGTCACCTCGATCACCCGCGCCTCGACCACCGCGACCGTCACTGCGACCGCCCACGGCTTCACGACCGGCGACCAAGTGAACATCCGTGGCGCCGCCGAGACAGACTACAACGGCGACTTCATCGTCACCGTTACGGACGCCAATACTTTTACCTACACCGTCAGCGGCAGCCCCGCGACACCGGCCACCGGCACGATCATCGCCAACAACGGCCCCGAAGTCCGCGACAGCTACGAGGGCGGACTCTACGCGGCCGGTGTCTTCGCCAGCCAGAACTACGACAACGCCAACGAATTCATCGTGCTCGCCGGATCAGACAGCGCCACGCTTTACCGGCAGGGACAATCGCCGGTGGTCAAAACGTATCCGACCAGCCCAGCAGAAAAGATCGAAGGCACCGACACTGTCAGCGTGCTACAAGCCTTTGATCGCTTGTATATCCTCCGCGAAGCCTCCCGCACCGCCACCGGCTACGAGGAAAAGCTGACGACTGCCTCCGGCATTACCGTTTCCTCGACCACGGCTACGGTCAACGTCACGGCCCATGGCTATCCGGCTGGCGCCCGCGTCCGCATCGAAGGCAGCACCACACCCGCCTTCGACGGACACGAATACGACATCGTCAGCAGCTCGACCGACAGCTTCACCATCACCGTGCCAGCACTCACCGCAACCCATGCCGCCGCAGGGATCAAGGTGCGGAGAACGAAGCCGCCGATTTATTGGGACGGCGGTAGCGGCAACTTCGTCCGCGCCACCGCAGGCGTTCCGGTCGCAGGCGTCACCTACACGACCATGCCGAGCACCGGCTGGGCGGCCTACCACAACAACCGGCTTTGGTTCGCCAAAAACCGCGACACCGTGGCGATCAGCGACGTTCTCGACCCTGACCTCTACGATCCATTCTGGAACAGCTTCCGCGCAGGCGCAGGCGGCGATGACCGCATTGTAGCAATCCATCCTTGGGTCGAAGGCCAAGCCCTCGTCTTCTGCCGCAAATCCATCTGGCTCGCCACGCTCAATCAATTCGCCTCTACCGATGGCAGCGACTTCAGCGTAGACACTCCGGTGTCACAGCTCACGCTCCTCACCAACGAGATCGGATGCAGCGCCCGCAACACGATTGTCACCGCCGGTAACTTTGTCTTCTTCCTGTCAGACGCCGGTATCTACCGCTTAGACCGCGCCCTCGACCTCAAGGTGCGCGGCGACACCAAGCCGCTGAGCGAACCCATCGCCGACCTTTTCAGCCAAGTGGTGCAGTCCCGCGTAGACAAGTCCGCTTTTGGAATCTGGCACGCAAATAGATACCTGATCGCCCTCCCGACCAGCGCCGACCCGCTTGACGGCAACCAGTTGGTGGTTGCTTGGAACGCCTTAACGGACACATGGGAATACCGCGACATCTATCCGAGCAGCGCCAGCGTCAACCAGATCCTCGTCGGCACCTACGACAACCAGCGCCGCGTCTTCTCGGTGCCGCGCTCCGGCAACCTTTACTTGCTAGAGCAAGAGGACACCGCGCTGGACGACAACGCCGTCAATGCGGGCACAAGCCCTGTCACCGGCAGCATCAAGACCCGCCGCTATGATTTTGGCGACATGCACAGCAAGCGCTTCCTCCGCACGATTGCCGATGTCGTCATTCCGGCGGGTGCCAGCGTGACAACCAAGATCAGCACGATCAACCCCGACACCGAAACCATCGTCGGCACACTGACCAACGCCGCCGCTGGACGGGAGGATTACAATATGAAAGCGCCGGTGCGCTACAAAGCGCACAGCGCAGAAGTCATTTACGAAACATCCAACGGCCGACCGGAGATCCGCTCGGCATCCATTGAGGCCAGCCCCAAGAGCTTGCCTCCGACCGAAACAAGATCAGCAGCATAATTCCTATGGCTACCTACGCATACACATTCACCAGCGGCGACACCGTCACCCCGACCAAGCTTAACAACGCCCGCACCGTCAGCGAAATCGTCAACGCTGACATCAGCGCGACCGCGGCGATTGCCGGAACCAAGATTGCGCCAAATTTCGGAAGTCAGAACATATTGACCACTGGAAGCGTCGGAATTGGAACAACGTCACCGACAGGCAAATTGCATCTTGTCGGCACACATGCACAGCAGATTTTCAGAACAGACGAAAGCACCTCCGGCTACGATTATACACAAGGCTTGGACAATACAGGCGTGTATTATGCGAGCAGTAACGCATCTCGCGGGTTCCGTTGGAGCAATGGCGGTTCAGAGCGAATGCGCATCGACGCCAGCGGGAATGTGCTGATCGGCACAACTACCGCCGCCGCTCCGCTGACACTAAGCGGCGCAGCAACGCATTTTTCTTTAGTCAACACCAGCGCAGCAACAGACAACAAGAACTGGAACTGGGTAACAACCGCCACAAATTTGCGCCTGCGCGCCATTAGCGATGCCGGTGCCGCCGGAGGGCATACCTTTGAGTTTGTGCGGTCATCAAATCTTGTAAATGAGTTTGCCGGCTACAACTCTGGCGCTGCTTGGTTCACGATAAATAATGACCTGCAACGTGTTGGCGTCGGCACGGCGTCGCCAAACGCAGCAGCGATGTTGGATGTCTCCAGCACGACCAAGGGCTTTCTGCCGCCGCGCATGACGACTGCCCAGCGAGATGCTATCAGCAGTCCTCCCGCCGGTCTGGTCATCTACAACACCAGCACCAACGCGCTCAACTTCTACAACGGCAGCGCATGGGGGGCGGTCTAATGAAACAGCAACTCGCCGAACTTATTGAGGCTTACGCCGCTGCTCGCGTGAGCGGGAACCGGATGCTGATGGAGTATGCCGCTGGGAAACTGAATGAGCTTATGGCTGCCATTGAGGTGGCGGTGCCGAAGGAGATTTTGGATGCGCCTAAAGCCGATTGATCTAGCTGCCCAGTGGTATGTCAAACACGTTCCCGATGGTAACTTTGCCGACGCCGTGGCGGAAAACTTCCGCCGCGACAATGGGCACGTCTATGCGTGCGCTGATCTCTTTGCCATGGGCCAAGACGTTTGCTGGGACGAGGAGCAGAAGCAGATCGTGGACGGCGAGCCAAACGCTTGGTTTGTCGAGCTGGTCGCCAGCACCGGCGGACGGCACCCAGTGCTCGCCTTTATGGACATCGCGCCATACCCGCTCCAGTGGTGCCTCTGGCAGCGGCGCAATGATGGGCGCATGCGCGCTCATCTCTGGCAGGATCTAATTACAAAACTACAAGGAAAGGACGAATAATATGGGCAGCCAACCATCACCCCCAACAATGGACGTTAATCAGTCCAAGGCACTCACACAGGCCGACTATGATCTAAAGATCAAAAACACGCCGCAGATGGTCGAGACGACCGGCAAGGCTGGGCGCGAAGAAGCCGCGCGGAATATTGGCTTTGGTCTTCAAGGGTTTAATGACCCAGCTTCTGTCGTTTACGGCGGGCAAATCGAAGACCTCGGAGAGAAAAACGCGGCGCTAACAGCGCAACGCAAGGCAACGTCAGACCCAAAAGAAAAGCGCCGCATTCAGGCTCAAATTGACGCCAACAACAAGCGGATCACAGGTCTTAGAAAAAGCGATCCGGTTGGCGATCTTCGCAAGGCGTTTGCCCCACAGTTTGCACAGCGCGACAGGATTGTTGGCGATCTTAACAAGGCGCGTGGTGCTACTGTTGCGTATGACCGCATGCAAAAAGCCCTGCAAAGAGGGTTGGGGGCACAGCAGGTGGGCCAGCGCCAAGGGACACTCTCGCGGGCTGCCGCCGCTGGCATCGGCCAAGTCGCCGATGTGCGCGCCGGTCAGGTCGGCGCTGGCGCCTTGGGGGGCACGCTCATGGAGCAGGCCATGCGCAAGGCGCAGAGCGACGGAACGCTGTCGGCCGAAGCCTCGCGTGACGCCGTGCAGTCGGCCCGCTCCGGTATGGCCGCGCGAGGCATGGCAACCGGCAGCGCTGGACTGGCTGCCGAGATGCTTAACCGAGACCGCTTCTCCCGCCAGCGCCAGTTCGAGGACTTGGCTTTTGCGCAAGGCGTGCAGACGCAAGACCTTGGCCGTCAGTTCCAAAATGTCGGCAACACCATGCAGGCTGACTTGGCTAACCAAGGAACACAGCTAACGCGCGAGCAGATCATCTCGCAGAACATGCAGGGTGCCAACCTCGCCAACATGCAGGCGGCAAACAATATGTCGCAGTTCAATACTGGCCTTGCGTCAGAAACCGACCGCTTCAACGCGATGCAGCGCACCGACGCTGGCCGATTTAACCTCGGCTTGTTGCAAACGTCCGCGCAGGCGGCAGACCAAGAGCGCGCTCGCTCGCTTGGCCTCGGACAGTCGGCCTACAACTTCGCGCTTCAGACCGACCCGAAGATGATGCTGGCTGGGCTTGGCTCGCCGTATGCGAACTTCACGCCGCAGGCGCTTGGACTAATGGGGGATCAGAATGTGCAGCCGATTTATTCGGGTGGGAGCGCTGGGACTTATGGGCAAAATATGGCCATGTTTGGATCGCTAATGAATGCGGGCGGCCAACTTGGAAGCGCAGCTATCATGGCCTCAGATCGCCGAATCAAGAAAGATATAAAGCAGGTCGGCAAGGATGGCGTGCTTGGCCTCAAGACCTACGAATATCGATACAAGGGAGAGCCAAAAGATGCTCCGAAGCGCGTCGGCTTCATGGCGCAAGAGGTGCGGGAAGTTTTGCCGGACGCTGTCGAAGAGATTGACTACGAGGGCAAAAAGCGACTGGCCATCAAGCCGAAGGTGATCGGTCAGGCTTTGGCGCAGGCGCTAACTGCCCAGCAGGATGCCATGTTTTCTGAGGGCTACACCGTTTAATTATTATGGAGGGCTTTAACACTTGGCTGCAATCTAACGGCTACCCCAAGGGCAGCCAGTTATCACCCGCTCAAGCGCGCGCCTTGTATGCGCACTATCAAGCATACGAGTCGGTGGCTCCGCAAACGCAGGGCACTAACAACCAAGGCGTCGGCGGACTTGGCAGCATGCTGGGTAAATTCATGGGCGGCGGTGAAGGTGGCGGCGGCATGGGTGGAGGGAGCTGGGGCGGCGCAGTGGGCGGCGCCATGACCGGAGCGGCGGCAGGCCACGTCAACTATATGCGCGACGACAACATGAGAAACCAAAAGGACGGCTTCGGGACGCACTCAAAAGACTACCGTGCCCACGTCGGCGGCGCCGCCTTGGGTGGCGTGATGGGCTACTATGGCATGGGCGCAGCGGCCGGACCCGCCGTCGTTGCCGCGCACGAAGTGATGGAACCGGCGACGCGCTGGGCCATCAACACAGGAGACAAAATGGGAGGCGCTGGCGGGGCTATGATGATGGACCCGTTCGGCACTGTGGCGTCAGGAAAATATAGCGGCAAGGAGCTTGCTTGGGGCGCAGCGCTTGGACCGGCGGCCAAATGGTTCGGAATCATCTAATCAACAGGAGATAATATTATGACAGATCCATACGCATTTTACGGCAACATGGTCGAAATGAACAACAAGATGGCCATGCAAGGCATGGACTCGATGGCCCAAGGATTGCAGAGCATTGCTAGTGCCTACGCTGACCGCAAGTCAACCGAAGCCAAGGCCGACAGCTACGCGAAGATTGGAGAAATCCTCGGCAGCACAATGTTTCAAAACAACCCGCAGGCCGCTCAGGCGCTGGCCGATCTTAAAAAAGAGAAAGACCCTTACGCCCGCACCATGGGCTACGAGGCGCTGCTTTCGTTTGTCGGACCTTACAGCAACTTTATGATGGCCAATCGGAATGCTGGGATTCGGGAAAATGCGCCTTTTGTGGGCGCAGGGCTGAAGAATGCGGCCAACATCGCGGGCGGCAATGCGACCTACACGCCGCCGGCTGGCATGGCTCCGGTTGAGCCTCCGCTGCCGACAGGCGGGCCTGCGCCCGCTGACGTTGCTCCGGCTCCTGTCGCGTCCGGCATACCCGGAGGGCAGGCTTCTCTTGATGCAATCAACGCAGACCGCAAGCGCCGTGGGCTTCCTCCCATCCAGTAATTATGGACGAAGACAATAACATCGGAGAAAATCTGGCGCAGCCAGAATACCTGCCGGACGTTGAGCCAGCGCCGGTCTTTGATATGGCGCCCACTGGCGAGCAGATGGACCTAAGCTTTCTCAACGAGCCGTACAATCCAAGCTGGCCTGACGCCAAAAAGCTGCAGTGGGAGAAACGCTGGGTTGCCAACATCAGCACGACCCCGGCGGCCGCTGCCAAGGAGACCTCTGAGATGATGCGCAAGGAGCGCGAGATGGAGGCGGCGGCCAAGACTGACCCAGGTAAAAAGATGACGAGCACAGAGGTCAATGACCTCACGCAACTCGGATCAGTTGGGTTCTCTCTTGACCTGCTTGAGAAAAAAATCCTCGAGGTTCCGGCCAACGAGCGCGACCCGATCTATGGCCGCGTGCGTGGAGCAAATCCGTATGATGTGCAGGCTCAAGAAATTCAAAACATCATCACCAGCGTTGTGCCTGGGCTTGCTCGGGGCGTGTTTAACGAGGTTGGAGTTCTTACCGATGCAGACGTAGCGCGCTACACTCGGTTGCTGCCCAATCTTTCAACACCGCCCGAGCTGGCAAGGCGCAATATAGCAAACCTTCGGGAAAAGTTGGCCGACTCCAAAATGAAAAAAATTGAGACTATGCGCAAGGCCGGCATGGATGTCAGCGGCTTTGAGGAAGACTATAGCCGCCTCGTTCAAGAGCGTGAGGCCAAGAAGCAGGCCGCGCAGCAGCAGCAGACACAACAGCAGACCCAAATACCGCCGCTTGACATGCTTCTTCCAGTGCTGCCGGATGGATCGGTTCTGAAAAAGCCGGGCGATCCCGACTTTGATCCCACTGAAGACAATGGGAACCCGTATTACGAGTAATCGTTAATGGGCAAAAAGCGTCAAAAGTTAAGCGAGGTTTTTGGCAGCGCGCAACCTCAGGTTGCCGTGTTGCCAGACAGCGCGCCGGCGACTCCGTTTCTTGATCCTAGTATTGCCCAGGCGGAACCGCGGGGCAGCGAGCTGTACAATCTGGGAACGGTCCAACAGGCCGCGGAATCTACGAGGGACGCCGACATGTTCAATCCCTCGTATCTGCAAGAGCCGCGGAATTACCCGACCGGCGCGGAGGGCGGCGTCACGCGCCCCGAAGGCGCAAGCCCACTTCTATATCCATCAACGGCCGAGACGCAGCCCAGGCTCAAGGTGCGTCGCACCGTTGGTGAGGCGCTGGCGCTCGCTGAAGTAAATCGGCCTCGCAGAAAGTCAGTAAACGAAGCAATGGACCAATTGGCGGTCGGTATGTTTGATCCGAGCAAGACGCCGCTGCCGCAGGATTTGTGGGACCACGCTACGCAGCGCCGATCAAAGATGATCCAAGATGGTCGCCTGCCGATGGAGTTTGGCGAGATTGATTCGCTGGCAGATGGCTTGGTGTGGACCAAGGATGCCGCCTACGGAGCTGCTTCGTATATCGCGGGAACGCTGGGCGGTGCGGCCGCCGCGGTGGCCACTAACCCAGCAGCCACGGCGCGACAGCTCCCGGCAACGATTGGGTCGGCGGTCCAGCGCACGGCAACGGAGTTTGGCCTGCAGACGTATCAAGACATTTTCAATCTGACGCACGAGCCGAAGTATCGTGTCAAAGAGACCGGCGAGTTTGTCGCCGTAAACAAGACTGGCCTGCCGCTGGTCATGCCTGCCGCGAGCGGCGGCAACAACGTGCTCAGTGGCGATGGCATCATCGATCCGCGTATGCCTGAGCAGGGCATTCGCTCGTTTGCCGAGCAGGGCAAGACGCTGGTGCCGGTGACCGAGCAGGATCTGAAGGACTACCGCTACGGCCAATACCTTGACCGCATGGCGATGGGCGCCCAATCGCTCGAGGCGCAGAATTTCCGGGCGCCGTCCAATCTTGCACAGCAGGCGCTCGCCACATCGGCGGTCACGGCACCGCTGGCGGCATTTCTGGCGGCAACTGATCCCGGCGGCACGGTCGGACCAACTCAACCGCTGGCTGAGGTCGCCGTCTTGGCGGCGCAGAGCGCTGTTCCAATGGGTGCGGCTTCGCGTTCTTGGGGTATCAGCCGCCGCGTGGCGGGCGGACTATCCAAGGTGGCCGGCGCGGCGGAAGGCGCTGCGGGATTTTTCCCTGACGTGGAGACGGCGCTGCGGGCCAAGTTTGTCAAGACGGTCACCAGCGGAACCAACCTTGATGCGGGCGCGCAAAAGACAGTCCTGCAGTCGGCTATCGATGGCGGCAAGACGCTGGGCATTGCCGGCGGTGCGTACGCTGCTGCTACGGGGCTTTCGGCCATTGAGGGCGTGCCGGGTGAACTAAAGCAGGCAGCATGGACCGCGGCGAATCTTTACTCGGGATACAAGGGCGGCATGTTTGTCGCGCGCCAGTTGAGGTCTGCTTCTGGCTTTGCCAAGACCGTGCTCAAGGAGGTCGCTGATCCGGCGCAGGGACTTGATGTCGGCGCCCGCATGCGCGTGGCGGCCAACCCCGATGTGCCCGACTTTGTGCGCAATGTGCTGCGCAATCCGTCTTCCTTCCGCGCCATGGAGTCAACGCCGGCACGGCTGGCCAAGAACCAAGCGCTGTCGCCGGCAGCTCGCGCCGTTTTCGGCAAACTGAGCGATTACCGCTTCGTGCAGGCTGCTCGCTTGGCCAAGGACGCGGCAGCGGGCGTGCCGAAGGGCATGGTGGCCAACGTGCCGTTCGTTGCGGGCGCCATGGCCAGCGATGACCCAGAGCGCGCCGGTCAGATGCTGGCTGCCGGTGGAGTCTTCGGCGCGATGGGCGGCGCGGCTGGAAGGTTCACCGAGGCAAGGCAGCGCAGCATGGAGCGGGCCGAGGGCGACATCGCCCGCCTGCTCGTAGATATTCAAGCGGGCAACGAGCTGGGCAGCGGACTCGGCGGCGACATCATGCGCAATCGCGTTCGCCCAGGGACACAATTCCAAGACGGCCCCGGCGGCTTTGTCCTCAACCCCGACCGCGAAGTGTCCTCGTTCCTTACCGAGGTGGAGATGGCGGGTGGCGATGTGTCGGCTTTTGTACGCGGTAAGTCGTTCGACGAGTTGGCGCAGTGGGCAGCCTACCAAGGGTTCTTCCGCGACAAAGTTGACCTAGTGCCGCTCAACGCTACGGACTTCAAGCTCAACGCCGAGGCGAATGGGCAGAACGGTGCGGGTGCTTACTTCTTGCAGCCGTCCGAGGGACGCCGCGCCCGTGTCTTTGTCAACGCCGAGAGCCGCCGCAATGGCTTGGCCCCGCACGAATATGGACACGCCGTCTTGCGCGGCGGTGCCCTGTCGCCCGACCAGATCGATGCGGTGCATGCCGAGATCAATGCGCGCTACGCACCGGATGCGCTGCGCAACATGGCCGGCGAGTATGCGGCAACTATGGTGCGCGCGGAAAATGCCAAGCAGGGCATCAACATTGAGCCAAGCCCCGCAGCGATCACGGCCAAGGTCAACGAGCTGTCGCAGGGCAGCATGATCAAGGGCAGCGCGGACGGCCTTGATTGGCTGCGCGAGGAGATCTTCGCCGAGGAGTTCCGCAACGCCAACATCGACATGAACAGGGCGCGGCGCAACATCCCGCTCGGAGCCAACCCGGTGTCGTTCTTTGAGAACCTGCTCGGCGCCCAGTCTCGCGCGCTGCACATGGCCGGTATCGACATCGATCCGCAGACTGGCAAACCGATGGGGCGTGACCAGATCTTTAAGGAGAACCGCGTGGCGGCCGGCGACCCGGTCGTGATGAAGAATTACGCGGACTACGTTAAGCAATGGAAGCGATGGATCAATGACCCAACGCATGAGGTCGATCCTGGCGTGCCGCTTTCCAAAACCGGAAACCCGCAGGACACGGCGAACAGTCCCAACGTGACTTGGAAGGACTATGGGCGCGGACGTATGGAGACGGAGTTTGCGGTCAAGAACCCGGACGGCAGCGTGACGCCGAAGGATTGGAAGAGGGACATCAAGCCAACCGTGAAGGCGCGACAGCAGGCGGTGCGCGAGATGTCCAACCGATCCAAGGAGGTCGATGCGGCAGACGATCAGACTTTCGGCATGCGCCGCCGCCGCGATGGACGCCTTGAGACCAGCGGACGCCGGTTGCCTGACTCGTTTTTCTTTATCCCGCAATACAAACCCTTCCACGACATCCTTCGCAAAATCAACGCCGCGGACGATATCGGCGAGACACTGCAGGTGCGCTTCTTTGCCAAGGGCAAGTCGAAGGATGTGTTCAAGGACGGCATCAAGAACACCAGCGCCGTCAACCGCGAGGCACTGCACGGCAACTTTGTCGCCAAGAAAGACGGCACGCTCATGTGGGGCTGGCTGGACATGACGCAGTTCCGCAACCGCGCCATGAAAGCCATCGCTGACAAGAACCCGGCGCTCGCCCAATACGATTGGAATCTCAAGGCGATCATGGATGACCTGCCGGTCCACCTCACAGATCAACGGCGCGGCAAGGGTGGCGCCTTCTCGGTGGGGCCGGAGCGCGCCAACATCCTCAACGGACTGATCGGCATCGGCGATGGTCCGCTGGTCGGCGCCTTCGGCAAGGGCACCGCCTACAAGACCATCCACCTCGACAGCATCGACACCGTAGTGCCGACCGGGAAGACCGGCGGCGAGTTTGATGTCTACCGAGCCAACCGCAACGCCATGCCCGACGATCCCAAGCCGCCGGTGGACATGGAGACGGACATAGACAACAACCGCATGCCCCAGCAGATCCCGCGGGAGGCTCAGGGGATGCCGGATGT